GGCGGGTGGCTTTCTCGGTGGTGACCTTGATCAGCACCTCAGCCGGTTGAGTAGACGAGAAGCCGAGGCCGCTCAGTTGATCATCGACAACCGGGCACTGGGTCTTGTTGCCCAGTACCTCGAAGACCTTGCGGTGCTTGTCCAGATCGTTGCGCAGGTACTCGTTGTAGATGCCCCGGGCCGGAGTATCGTTCTTGCAGCCTTCCAGCATGAACAGCCAGTGCTTGTTGCCCACCGCCTGGTCATCCCAGTGGTTAGGGCTGAGCATGACGGTGTTGACCTTGACGAACTGCTCGGTCTGGATACCCCAGGCATGCTTGCTGCTGCAGGTTGGCGAGAGGAAATGCTCGATGGTGAACTGCCCCTTCTTCAGGGTCACTTCAGCCACCTTCACCCATTGTTTGTTGCTGAGCGCTTTGGGGTGGTCGTATTCGAAGATCTGACCACCGAACTCGATTTCAGCCTTGAAGCCACTGACGGTGCCTGCACGGAACTGCCAGTTGTGGATCATGCAGGTGTACTTGCCTTCCGGCATGCGTGCCAGAGCGGGGAAGGTGATGTTTTCTACCGGGATGTAGCCATGAGGGGCTGCAGCCACGTAGTCCACGTCTTGCACGCCCCCCGAAGCGCGGTGGTTGCGGTGGTTCCAGCCTACTCGTTCAGCATTGCCATAAATGTCGTTGGATTCTTCCGTACAGGCCTTGCTGCTACCGGGCATGAACACATGCAGGTCCATCAAGGAAGTGTTGGGACGCTCGTGGTTCCACGAATGAGTAAAGCGGAACACCCCGTCCACTCGGCCGCCGCGCGCCTGAACTGCCTGACGCATCACGGAGTCGGTCATGTTGCCGTTGTAGCTCCAGGCGAAGTTGTTGCTCCACTTGAAGATGGGCTCCACCTCAGCATGTACCGGGGCAGTGAGGCTGACCAGACGGGCTTGGTGAGCGCTCTTGAAGAACATTTCCATGCCTTTGGCTTTGGGCAGTATGGAGGCCATGAAGTCTTCCATACGGATTTCTTCAGCCTTGTCGGTAGCCGGCTTCTGCGTGGGTACGGCAGACAGCAGCAGGCTTTCCAGGCCTCCTTTCATCTTGCTGCGCACATCGTTGTCCACCCACAGGACGTTGTTCACGCTCACATCGGAGATGCGGGCATGACGACGCTCGAGTGCGGATTCCAGACCCAGATCGTTGATGGTCTTGACGGCGTCTTCGATCATGCGCGGAGTGATCAGGGCAGTCGGACGCTTGTAGTTGGCCGGAGCCACCTTGGCCTCGAAGCTTTTGACCGCAGCTTCCAGCTCCATGCCCTCGGACAGGTCCTGGATCAGGGTACCGATGACGGTGTTCTTGAAGCGGGCATAACCCTTGTGAGCGCTCTGCCAGACGAACAGGTTGCGCGCCTGCTCGGTGGTCAGGGTTTGGTACATCTGCTGCTGGCCATGGAACTCTTGGAGTACCTGCAGGAACTCTTGGCCCCGATACAGGCTGTTGTTCTGGATCAGATCCAGTACATCGGTGAAAGCCCGTGGCTTCAACTCGGTCAAACCACGCTTGAACAGTTCTGCCGAGGTGTTGTAGTTCCCGATGAGCTGTGCCGGGACAGTCGAATGGTGCCTGGAAGTCACTTGACCATGGAAATGGTTCCAGGTCAGTACGGAACCATCATTCAACTGTTCGTAGTTGGTTTCCTTGCCGTAACTGCGTTCCTTGGTACGGAACAGGCTGACGATGGGTCGGTTCACCACAGCTTCATGAAGAGCAGCAGCCACCACATCGTAAGGATAGTCCAGTTCCTGGACATCCCAGATGGTTTGCAGCTTGCCATCGATCACTGCAACCACGTTGCCGAGGTTCTTGATGAAGTTCCAGCAGCAGGAGCAGTCATGCTCGGTGCGTTCACGGAAGATCGGGTTGGTACCTTCGGGGAATGCAGCCAGATAGTACGCCCAAAGAGCATCCTTGTCCATGTCGACGACGAACAGTTCCTGCTTTGCAAGCTCGTTGTAGCGGGTATGGATTTTCTGGGAGAACTTCTTGAATTGGGACATGGTGTTTCCTTACTTGGTTGGGTTGAAACTACTTGAGTAGAGGACGAGCAGTGATTAAGGCTTCATTGAGTAGTTGCGCGTTAATTGAGCTGGACGGAACTTGAGGCAGCAACTGATCCAGCGCTTTCACACACAGGGTAAGGGCACGGATGTAGGGCACTCGGGGATCGGCAGTCTTGTCTTGTTGGTTCAGCTGTTCCAGTACTGTGTTCTGGAACATCATCAGCAAGCTGAACATGTGGTTTGGCTCGTCGATCGGCACCTGATGCTCGATGTAGCTGATGGCATCGGCTACGGAATCCATGATTGGGTACAGGGACATGTGTTCCGGACGCTTCAGGGGAGCGTCACACAGCTTCAGGGTGGGGGACATGGGTCTTGTTCTCGTGTTCGTTCGGGTGGTCCAGCAGATACTGACGGCTGGCCTTGAGGAAGATGTCGATGCGGTCTTGGGGACACAGGTGAGCTATGTAGTCAACGACCGCCGACTCATCCAGCGGCACGGAGGCCGCCTGCTGGACTGCTTCAGCGCCTTTGGCTTCCATCAGAATGCGGCGGACTTCCCAGCGACTGATGCCAAAGGCATGAGCCATTTCTTCCTGGGTACAACCATCGGCCTTGAACTTGAGCAGCTGACGAACTTCATCTTCGTTGAGGTGATAGGGATGCAGGGACATGGTGGGTACTCGAATCAGGAGGAAGGAAAGGCGGCTTGCAGGTCTTCCAGGGTTAAGTCATTGCGTTCGATGAACTGCATGATGGCGATCTGCTCGACGAGGTAACCCAGGCCAAGCCCGTGTTCACGTAGTACTTTGCCGATGATGGCGGTACTCACAGGGCCATCTCCCGTTCGACGTCCACGACGTCGTAGGTGACGCCGTTCTTCTTGCGGTACTGCCAGCGGGCGAACTCGTAGCCGACCTCGTCCAGATCGGCGTAGGTGGCCTCGTTCTCCGGCTTCTTCAGCAGGTCCGGCAGGAAGCCCAGCTTGGCCGCCAAGTGGCCGGCGGTGACGAGGAAGTGCTCGCCGTAGCCGTATGCCTTGTCGGACTGGCCGACTACCTCGCCGTCCACCCAGAGGGTCACGGTGTGGTAGGTGTTGCCAGCCGACTTGTCGAACCCGCGGCGGGCGTTGATGTGGATGGTCATGGCTCAGTCCTCATTTTCGGTAGCTGGTGCCGTTCATGAAATTCAGCCAGCGCTGGGCGCCAGCCTCGGTCTTGAAACCGGCCTGTTCCTTGTCCCATAGATCGCAGACGAACCACGGATGACTGTCGTAGGGGCGGAATTGGGGCAACGAGTACGCCAGCCCGGTGTGGAACTGCGGGTGCTTGTACAGCGTGACGCCGTCGGTCCTGTCGATCCGCACGATGCAGGAGTCGAGGATCGCCGGCCCACCAGTGGAACGGCTGCTGTAGATCAGCAGGGGCACCTTATGCTGACCCGTGGAACGGCCGATGCGGCCCAGTACGTCGTATTCCTCCATCCACGCCCTGCCGGTGTCTTGGTCGCCGTACCACAGGCGGACTCTGGATTCGGTCGCGAGGAGGTTGTTCAAGGTGGAGGCGACCGCATCATTGGTACCGGGGTGCAGCCAGAGCTGGCCGACTTGAACGGGTTCTGGTCGGGTGGCCATGTCACACCTCCTCTTGGGAAAATACGGGCATACCCTCAACAAACGGCCCGTCTCGGTCGATCACCAACCAGTCACAGCCATTGTTCAGGGCGAGGTGGATCAGCTCCGCCAGTGCACCGTGTCCTTTGTGGTGGGTCAGGTATTCGGTTGCCCCGTCCCCCTCGGCGAGGCAGACCCGCCAGCCCAGGGTGTCAAAGGCAACGCAGCCAATCTGGTCAACTATCAGTTGCGAGGACGCATGAGCGCGGTACCACTGGCCGACCCGGTGCAGGACCTGGTCTTGCAGAAATTCTTGGTACGTGGGCGGCAGGTGGGCACGGTTAACGACGAGGGTGCGCTGGATTTCAAGCTTCCGGGGCATGGTTTATTCCTTTGATCAGACAGAATTAGAATATCGGCTCTGTATAGTAAAGAAAGCCAATTTCTGGATGTTTAGTATATCGGGTACACATTCTGGAGAAGTCTGGGAGAACTTCTCACAGCAACAGGCAAAGAGTGTGCAGCTCAGAGGGAAGGGAGGCCCATTCGATAGCTTCCCAATGGCTACCAGAAGTGGGAAAGCACCATAGGAAGGCGCAATGGGTATACCCTTTGGAGCTGCGCACCAATACATCTCCAGGGCCACCTATGTCGTGAAGTTTTCCTGCTGTGCGGGAAGTCTCACCGATCTGTTCTATGTCCCTGAACAGTCTGTTATCTGTATGGGCCATGACTGTCTCGCTTTTGTGCTATCTGCTGCAGTCCGCTGAAGAAAAAAGAACTGGAGATCCCTCAGGGGATCTCCAGTTCGACTCACACAACGCCCGGAGGGCGTCTGTTAAGAATGGGACTATTCCACTGCTTCATTGCAACTTTCACTGAGGCAGATGAAGGGGCCTTATGCAAGCATCTGGAGCAGATGACACAGTACAAACCTTCTGTTTCTTCCAGTTCTAGTTGAGTGTTCCCACAGCATTTGCAGGGATTGAGAGGTATTTCAGAGGGTATTTGGGTGCGCATGCTCACCTCAGCTGAGTGCATAGTTGCTGTTCCTGATGTATTGGCTCAGGTCCTGGGACAGCTTGGGATAGCTGCCATTGGGACTGTTGTGCAGCTGGTTCATGATGTCACTGAGCACTTCGGCATCGGCCAGCTCGGCCAGAATCTCCTTGTACCAGTAGCGCACCCGATTGACGTTGTTGGCATGGGCTCCGAAGGAGTCATGGATGGTGATGATCGGAAAGGGCTTGTGCTCCAGCAGCTGGTTCACTATGCGTTTGAGGCACAGCAGGTGCTCCGTACTGAGGCCCTGTAGATCCTCGCTGGTGAGGTGCGACAGGATCACCGCAGAGGGCATGCGGGTACGCTCGAACAGCGCGCTGTAGTAGGCCGCAGCGTTGCTGAGAGGGCCTGGCACCGCACCCATGTGACGTTCCAGCAACATGGCTTCCAGCTCGTCCATGAGCCAGTAGGCACTGGCACTGTCGTAGTTGCAGCGTCGGATCATTTCCCGAAGGATGAATCCGTCGATCGAGTGCACCACGTTGGCCACATTGCTGCGGCCCTTGTCGGTGCCCTGGTTCTCGTACCAAAGGTAGGTAAAGCTGGCTCCGTCCAGCTCGTCCACCTCGATGCGGCCTTCTTGTTTGGTCATCACCTTCACCTTGGCTTCGAAGCCATCGGGCAGCTGCCAGCAGTGCGCCAGTGCACCTGGTTGCCACGAAGCCAGCAGGTCCTGCAGCAGCTCCCATGCTCCCGGGGCAATGGTATTCACCGCTTCGTAGAAGGCTTCCAGCTCCGGGGTATCCTCACCGAACACCACCTTGGGTACCCGCTGACTGCCGTAGCAGCTGGTCATCAGGGCAGCTTTCGACAGGGCTCGAGCGATGACGCAAGTACCTCCCAGAATCACGTTCATGACCGTGTTCAGGTCGGTGTAGGCATCGGCCCTGACGTCGGGGTTGATCAGGCCAGTGGCCTTGGCTCCGGCCATGCAGCCGGTCAGCACCGACATGATCTGAACCGTGTTCTTCACAGTGGGGCGTTAATCCACTGCCGTATCTGTAGGTCGTGGAAGGTTCCCAAACACGTAACCTTTCAAGGGTTTAGTCTTGGCGGTTTGGTGTTCATTGGAGTAATGGAAGCGGTGAATCAGCTGACGCCGAGTCACCCCAAAAAACGCTGCCAATTCCTCTTTGGTTTGGGAAAGCACCTCGGTATATACCCCATCTGGAGTGATGAAGTACCAAGGTTTGAATCCTGAGTTGTCCGTACCATGGTGAGCTTTTGCGGGGTTTTTGGTACCCCGAATCTTCTCGGCTGTTTCAGCGTGAGCCTTTAGCATTGCAGGTGTCCGGTTACCCTTATACCTACGACTGCATGTGGCGGCTGCCTTGGTACGATCAATAGAGATTCCCTTGTTCCACGGTGCACTCCCGAATCTGTCGTGAGTTCTGCTGCGACGATTCAGCCAATCAGGAGATTGCACACAGCCATTCTGTACGATGAATTCGTATTCAAAGGCCATGAGTTCTTCTCTGGTTGGGAAGGTTTTCACGATGGTTTTACTTACGTTTCGTGTGTCTTTCCTATCTTCTGGAAGACCTACCCCTGACCCCATGTAGGTGGAATCAAAATGAGGGTCCAGAAGGGTAGATCGAGCACCGAAATACTTCTTTCCGTCTGGAAACGTGAGTAGGTACGCATAGTGATTCATCTGATGACTCCTTGATCTGGAGTTCAGATTATACCTTCTGAGGTACAGATTCTGCTACGCATTTCTACGCAGACGAGACTATATCTTCACCCGCGTGGGGTGCTCCGCACTTCGGAAGCACTTGCTTCCTACGGACTTCATCTCCCGGTCTGGGCGGTATGTCCTAGTCGTTGAACCTTCCGAGGGATTCCTCCCAAGGCTTGGCTGCTGATTGTCTTTTACCCTGTCGAAGGCAGTCAGACTTCCCAGCAATTCACGGAGTTTTCGACAACCATTGCTGATTGAAGGGGCTATCACTTAACCCGAGCAGCTGGCATCCATGGCCACGATGTGCCCGGTGGGAAGATGCTTCTGGGCCTTGCGGATGGCCATCACGGCCTTGATGTACAGCGGCTTGGAGTCGGCCTGGGAAGCCAGTTGCTCCAGCTGCCCGAGGTTGTCCAGTGCCCACTGGATACGGTCTTCGAAGATCTTCTTGTCGAGGCTGATGTTGTCACCAGCATTCTGGTCTGGACCAAAGTTGTTGGCAGCATCGATCAGCAGGTACTGGAATCCGGTGTAAGACTTGAAGGTCATGATTTCTTCCTTGGTTTGGGTAGGCCTATAAGGCCTTGTAAGACGTTTTGAGGAGGGGTGCAAGCACCCCTGTGGGGTTAGATACCGGCGACAATCTCCTCATCTGCAAGCTCTAAAGAAGCTTTTTTAAATGAGGTCGATTGGTAAGAGATGTGGTAACCCACGGTGTACAGCCGGCCCCGCTTGTCCCACTTGTGGGTGAACCACATGCGGTTACCTTGCTTGGCCAGCAGGGTGTAGTACTCATAGGACTTGGTCTTGAAGCCCAGCCAGTTCTCCTGCTGGATTCGGGCTTCCTCCTTGGCCTGCCAGTTGGTCAGCACGACGCCTTCCTCAAGGGCAGCCTGCTGGATGTTTTCCATGGTGATTGGGGTGTTCGGCTGTTCTTCCACCGCGCACAGGAACTCCAGATCGAAGCGCAGGGGAATAGCGTTCTGCAGGTTGATGACATCGAGGCACAGGTCCCCGTTGTGGTGGTTGCCCTTGCCCAGCAGCAGCGAATCGTTGTGGGTGTAGTACCCGGATTCGTGGTTGCAGGTCACGGTTTTCGGGGGGCAAACCAACGGTGGCAAAAACGTCGCATTATCTATGGAGGCTGCCAGCCCCTCGCTCAATTCGAGCTGGCTGACCACCTGCAGGCTGGCTTGCCGGCTGGGCTTGACGATGTCGAAGGCATCCGTCTCGCAGAGCACTGCGAGCAGTTCTGCGATGGTGGTGAGGCTCTCCACCTTATCGCTGAAGCCCAGCCTGCCGGCCAGCTGGGCACTGATGCTGGTAAACAGTACGGGAACCTGGCAGTAGGCGATGCCGGTGAAGATGGTGGTGACCAGCTCCTCGAGGTCCAGCTGGACCAGCTGATCCAGTCGGGCTCGCTTGCTGGGATACCAGTCTTCCTGCATCCACTCCGTGATCAGCTCCACCCCTTTGCTCCGCCTGGCGGCGTTCGCAGGGGTTGCGCTGATCTCGTCGCGGATGCGGCCATCGATGTGTTTCGGGTTGAAGCGTTTCTCGTTGATGATCTGCAACTCCTTGGGAGGCAGGTGCAGCTGGAAAGGTTGCTCAATGCTCATGGTTCGTTCCTTCTTCCTGTCTATCCCACTGGTTCGCGGCCCCTCGCCCGGGGCCGCGTGTAATTACTGTTACGACTGTATTCACAACAGCCAGCCCTGCGCGCAAGCGCGCTCTTACTGGCTGTCTGCACACAGGCAACGGCCCCATACTTTCCCGTTGGGAAAGCACAGGGCCATGGTTTGATCAGTAGCGCAGTTCCCAGACGCCACCCTTGCGGGTAGCCATCTTGGGCACGGAGATGAAGCCCTGGGCACGGGCCTTGGTGATGGCAGCAGCGAGGGTACGGGCAGTAATACTCATGGGATTTCTTCCTTGGTTTTAGGGGATCAGAAGGGAAAGGTCAGGTACTCAATAACACTGCCACAGGTAATACCCAGCAGGGTACCAAGGATCAGCAGTTCTTCAGGGATCATCAACACTGGTACAGCTCTCGTGCGGTATTGAATCCTAGTTGGGCATAGTGGTTCTCCAGTGCCGTGGCATAACTGGATTCCACCAGTTCGAGGGATAACAGCTCGTCCTCGTTGCTCACCACCACCACGGTATACGGCGTGAGGTCATGCAACTGGGGAATGCGTGCTTCCTGAGTTGTGCAGGGATAACGGGACATATCACAGTCCCCACATCAGTTGATGCAACTTCATACGTGACCAGCGATACAGCCGCCCATCCCGGGTATTCCTGCGCAGTATTTCCAATGCCCAGTGATAGTCTTCCGGACTGCGTATTGCTATATGCGCAAACTGCTCGATGATCAGCAGTAGATCACTGCGCTTGAGTCGCCACTTGTATAGGGCCTTGCGGAGTTTCTTGATCATGGTTTCTTCCTTGGTTTGGTTTGGTTTAGTGCAGGGTATGGATCAAGGCATAGTCTGCCCCGAGATCTTTCAGTTCTTCCACGCAGTCCATGACGTCTTCTTCGGGACAGGTGCGGACATCAATTACTACTTCCTTACCATCAGGAAGTTCACCAATGGCTTCGATGATTTTAAGCATGGGATTCTCTTTGGTGTCTGTCTGCATCAAACGACAGGCCCCACACCCCTCAAGGGATGTAGGGCCTTGGTGTATTGCTGGATCAGAAGCCCAGACTGTTCGGGTCCACTTCCTTGTCGGCCAGTTGGAAGTCCAGCTCGATGACCTTGGCCAGTGCTTCCAGACCTCCTTCCTGCTTCAGACGTTCGATCACTGCTGCCTCGAAGGCCTTGCTGTCCTTCAGCGGAATGGAGCCCAGCTTGCGCTTGCCGTTCGGACCCGGGATGTAGATGTTGATGAAGGCCGTAGCCTTCCAGCTGTCGTCCTGATCCTGCTGACCACGACCGCCACGGTTGCTGCCTTTACCACCAGATACGTATGCCATGATTTCGTTCCTTCACGTGAGTTCGAGCAGACACCATTGCCTGCTCTTGATTGATTCCACCCCTGCGCGCAAGCGCTGGTTCAGGCCAACACAATTTTACCGGTGTTCATGGCCTGGATCTTGGCTGCCTGCATGGCCAGCCGACGCGGTGAGAGGGTGCTGACGGGCCTCTGAGCCTGCTCCTGACGCTGATGCTGGGCACTGGCTACCTTGGCCTCAGCCAGTTGCAGCTGCCGCTGGGAGACTGCGAGCTGAGCTTCGAGACGATCAAGGTTGGCTTGCAGCAGTTCGATACGGGCCAGCAGTTGGGCCTTGGTTTCACGGGTCATGAGACTTCTCCTTGAGGTGTGAGATGGGCACAGAAGTGTGTGCTCACCGATTCCGCTCCTACGCGCAAGCGAGGAGGAGAAAAGGAGGGAACATATCGGGTGCATATCGGTACGGGTGTGTAGTCAGAATGACAACGGAGGAGTGGAGGGCAGAGAAGGGAATTACTGAATCCCAAGGAATCTCTGTCTTCTCCCCTCTCTAGGACTCACTGTCTCAGTGTGTAGATGTGTAGAGGTGTGTAGAAAAGAACTTAGCCTACCCCGAAGGGTAGGCCAGTACTGGTTAGGCAGCAGGGAGTGCAGGTTGAGGAGCGTCGAGCAGCGCAATACGCTTCTCGAGTTCACGGAGTTCGGAGCTGAGTTCCACTTCGGTGGACTTCAGCATGTGCTGGGAGTGCAGGCGAGTGGTGTTGACACCATCTTCGATGATGCCAAGGGATTCGTCTGCGACATCGACGACGCGATGTACGAGGCCGAGCAGCTTGGTGATGGTGTTGAGGAAGCCAGGCTTATTAGCGGACATGGGTAGTACTCCGGAGTAGTAAAGGTGATGGATTGGATCCAGTCCCGCGCGCAAGCGCAGGTGGGGTAGGCACGGAGGTGAGGATACGGAGCAGTGGGGGGGGGGTAGTCCGGAATTTGAGTTGGTGACTGTCAGTACTGGGTTCATAGGCAAAAATAAAATTTCCCCAAAACCTGCAGACTTTTCCACTGCGTGACTGTCCTGAAAAAATTAAAAATCACTATTCTCCAGCCTCTTTCCCTATACTCAGCCGATACACTAACTGCACTGGTTTCTGTCTATGCACGAACTCACTGTTGAACAATTCAAGGCTGCGCTTCCCGACAAGGTGAAGAAGTCAGTCAACCCTGAACTGGTCCAGCAAGTCATCGATACCCTGTCCGATCCCGACATGTACGAGCAGTACCGGGATAACTTGCTCAGTTATACCTCGGTGATGAAGGACGGCAAGTTTCGGGTATCCCAGTACATCGATGCGGTGAAGTACGTCAGTCACAAGCTGATGGGCTGCACCAACATCCTGGCTTACTCCAAGACCTTTCCACAGAAGATTGCCCAGTTCCAGGCCCAGGGGGTCAGTGACAAGGACATTGCGTCCTATGTGACGGCCTACAACAAGAGCAAGCTGGTCAACCTGATCTTCGAACAGACGTTGATTCCCAGCTATGTGCTGAATGCCGACCTGTATCAGAAGGCCCTCAATGTGCAGGCAGAGCTGATGGTTTCCGCGAATAGCGAGAAGGTACGTAGCGATGCAGCCAACTCGATCCTGACTCACCTGAAGATGCCGGAAACGCAGAAAGTAGAACTGGATATCGGCATCAAGGGGGACAGCAGTATCGATGCCCTGCGGCAGACCACTCTGGAACTGGTGGCTCAACAGCGTGCCATGCTGGCGGCCGGAGCCATGAATGCCAAAGAGGTAGCTGGTCAGCGACTGGTGATCGAAGGGGAAGTGCTGGATGACTGAGGCTCCGACAGTACGGGCAGTGGACGACTGGCTGAACAATGTCAGCTATGCCGACGATCCCCACTATGTGCCCAGTGAATTCGCGCTGGAGTTCGTCAACTTCATCAAGCTGGTGAACGGTGGCAAGGGGGAGGAAAACAAGACCCCGGTGTTGCACTTCCGGATGCTGGACCAGGTGGCTGGCAAGACCGAGCGGATCGCCAACATGATCCACCGAGGTGCGGCCAAGACCACCATCATGGGGGAATACCTGTTTCTGTATCTGGCTTGCTTTGGTGGCTTGCCCGGGTTCGGGAATATCGAGCTGGCGCTGTATGTGTCGGACTCGATCGAGAACGGCGTGAAGAACATGCGCAAGAACCTGGAGTTCCGTTGGGAGAATTCGGAGTTCCTGCGTCAGTATGTGCCCCTCGTCAAGTTCACGGATATCCGTTGGGAGTTCCAGAACGCCGATGGCACCGTGTTCATCGTCAAGGGCTACGGTGCCAAGACGGGGGTGCGGGGCAGTAAGGAAATGGGTAAGCGTCCCAGGCTGGCAGTGCTGGACGACTTGCTAAGCGACGAGGATGCCCGTTCGGCTACCGTCATTGCGTCCATCGAGGACACGGTCTACAAGGCGATTGATTATGCACTCCATCCGACGCGCTCTAAGATCATTTGGTCTGGTACTCCTTTCAACGCTCGTGATCCCCTGTACAAAGCCATTGAGTCGGGCGCATGGCAGGTCAATGTGTATCCGGTTTGTGAGCGCTTCCCCTGTACGAAAGAAGAGTTCCGGGGGTCGTGGGAAGACCGCTTCAACTACGCGTACGTGAAGAAGCAATACGACAAGGCAGTGCTGGGGGGCAAGGTGGAAACCTTCAACCAGGAGCTGATGCTGCGCATCATGTCCGATGAAGACCGCATGATTCAGGACCACGATGTCTGCTGGTACAAGATCGATGCCATCCTGCGCAACAAAAGGCTGTTCAACTTCTACATCACCACGGACTTTGCCACGTCGGTAAAGGAAAGTGCCGACTTCTCGGTGATCAGCGTGTGGGCCTACAACAACAATGGTGACTGGTTGTGGGTGGACGGAATTTGTAAGCGGCAGCTGATGGACAAGAACGTGGATGAGCTGTTCCGTCTGGCCCAGATCTACCGGCCACAGGCGGTGGGCATCGAAGTGACCGGGCAGCAGGGTGGATTCATCCAGTGGATTCAAGGGGAGATGATGAACCGCAATATCTATTTCCCACTGGCTTCCGAGGGTAACGACGCTAAGCCGGGTATCCGTCCCAATACCAACAAGATGGTGCGCTTCAATACCGTGGTACCGATGTTCAAGGCACGCAAGATGTTCTTCCCGATCGAGAAGAAGAACAGTGTCGAGATGATTGAGTGCATGAACGAACTGAGTCTGGCGGCGGCTTCGGGATTCCGTTCCAAGCATGATGACTTCATCGACACCATCTCCATGCTGAGTTCGCTGAATCCTTGGAAGCCCACGGAAGAAGCGACATGGCAAGCCAGTCAGAAAGGGGACGGCCTATGGGAAGTGGACGTCGAAGAAGAATCCATGGATCGTATGGCGTCTTACATTGTCTAGAGGTAACTGAAGAATGAAGCTGTCGGAAATCTTTGATCAGTTGAGCTATGGGGAGCTGGCACAGATCAGCATGGGGGGTGTCGGGGATTCCGGGATCAACGAGTCCAACTGGGAACGAATCCTGGCCAGTGTGAACCTGGGACTGACGGAATTGCACTCACGCTTCCTGCTGAAGGAAGGCACTGTGATTGTTCCACTGGTTTCGGGTACCAGTACCTATGTCATGAACGGTGCTGCCATTCCCCAAGGGGACCTGTTGAAGATCGAACGGGTGTATGACGCCGAGGGGGTGGAACTGCCGTTGAATGCCGGGGGTAACAGTTACGATCCCCTGTACATCGGCTGCAAGACACCCAACTACAATACTTTGGTGGTGCCCCCGGCGGTCACTGCAGGGCCCTTGACCGTGGTGTATCGTGCACGGCACCCCACCATTGTCAAAGAGCTGGGCTACTTTGCTGCGGACCAGGTGGAAGTGGAACTTCCGGAGAGTCACCTGAATGCCCTGCTGATGTTTGTGGCCAGTCGCATCATGAATCCGATCGGCATGAACCAGGAGTTCCATGAAGGCAACAACTATGCGGCCAAGTTCGAGCAGGCCTGTCTGTTGCTGGAACAGCACAACCTGCGGGTAGATGTGGTGGAAGAGAACAGTCGCCTGTACCGGAATGGTTGGGTGTAAAAGAAAAGGCCCCCAATCAAGGGGGCCTGTTCCGGAAAGGTAGTGCCTCGCGGCAAGTTGATTCCTGTCAGGTTTCCGTAGCCTGAACCGGAGACTGGATCACCTCCTGAATGGAACTGATCCGACTATCTCACTATTTACCACTGTGGCCAAGACCCCCTTCACCCCGTTCTGTGGACGACAGCTCATCCACGATAGTCAGTTCCGGAGTGAGTACCGGAACAATGACCAGTTGCAGAAGGCGTTCGCCGGCATTCCAGGAAAAGATGCTGCCATCCTTGGTGCGCAAGGTGGCCAGCCATTCACCCCGGTAATCCGCATCGATGACGCCACAGGTGTTGTTGAGTTCCAGGCCGAACTTGGAACCAACACCCGAACGCGGCAGCAACAGGGCTACGTGACCCGGGGGAACTTCAGCGGCAAAGCCCAGAGGAATCTTCTTGGCTTCGTCGAAGACACTACCGCTTTCCGGCATGTAGATATCGAAACCACCAGACAGATCAGTGGCACGGGTAGGTACTTGGAAGTTGCTGTGGAGTGGTTTGATGTTCAATTACTGTTTTCCTTCGTGGGTTTGATTACTATGGGAACAATCACTATGACCAGGACCCTCCAGCATGTCCGATAAACCGGAAGAACTGAATATCCAGAGCAAGCCGCTGACGGATTGGAAGAATGCTCCAACCGTCGCGGAATTGAAACAGGATTACACCGACGCACAGAGCTATCACGATACCCACAAGGGCAAGATCGAAACCTGGCTGGATAACCTCAATGTTACCGGCAAGGCTCAGGTCAAGACGCCGGAAGGCAACTCCAAGGTTGTCCCCAAGCTGATCCGCAAGCAGGCCGAGTGGCGTTACGCTGCCCTGAGCGAACCTTTCCTGAGTACCTCGGACATCTTCAACGTGGCCCCCATTACCTGGGAAGACCGTGAAGCCGCAATCCAGAATCAACTGGTGCTGAACAACCAGCTGAATACCCGGATCAACAAGATCCGCTTCATCGACGACTACGTGCGTACTGCTGTTGATGAAGGCACGGTATTCGTGCGGGTGGGCTGGGAATACGAGGAGGAGGAGTACCAGGAAGACGTTCCCCAGTTCGAGTATGTGGTGAATCCCCAGGCAGCCCCGATGATGCAGCACCTGCTGCAGATGCAACAGCAAGCACCGGAACAGTTCACTGCCCAACCTCCTGAGATGCAACAGGCCCTGGCACTCTCCCAGCAGTATGGCCAAGCAGTCGAACCGGTGTTCGCAGGGTCCGTCACTGAAACCAAGATCCGCGTACTGAAGAACCAGCCCAGTCTCGAAGTGTGCGACTTCCGCAACATCGTGGTGGACCCTACCTGTCAGGGTGACCTGAACAAGGCCAGCTTTGTTATCTACAGTTTCGAATCCTCCAAGTCTGCCTTGGAGAAAGACGGCAAATACAAGAACCTGGGACAGATCAATGTCGAAGCCAACTCCATCCTCAGCCAACCCGACCACTCGACCGACGAGGGTGGCAAGACTTTCAACTTCAGTGACGACCCCCGTAAGAAGTTTGTCGTTCATGAATACTGGGGATATCGTGATATTGATGGTTCTGGGCGTGTTCAGCCTATTGTCGCTGCTTGGGTAGGCGACACCCTGATCCGTCTCGAGCTGAATCCCTTCCCGGACAAGAAGCTGCCATTCGTTTCTGTACCCTACCTGCCGGTGCGTCGCAGTATCTATGGTGAGCCGGACGGTGCCCTGCTGGAAGACAACCAGAAGATCATCGGTGCCGTGACCCGGGGCATGATCGACATCATGGGCAAGTCGGCCAATGGCCAGACCGGTGTCCGCAAGGATGCCCTGGATCTCACCAACAAGCGCCGCTTCGATAAGGGGCAGGACTACGAGTTCAATGCCAACGTGCATCCGGATCAGGCGATCTACATGCACAAGTACCCCGAGATTCCCATGTCGGCGCAGTTCATGCTGCAGCTGCAGAACATGGAAGCGGAGTCGATCACCGGGGTGAAGTCGTTCAGTCAGGGGGTATCGGGACAATCTCTGGGTGATGTGGCAGCAGGTGTACGCGGCGCACTGGATGCTGCGTCCAAGCGCGAGCTGGGCATTCTGCGTCGGCTGTCGGCCGGCATGGTGGAGATCGGTCGCAAGCTGATCAGTATGAACGCCGAGTTCCTGTCCGAAGAAGAAGTGGTACGGATCACCAATGACAAGTTCGTCACCGTGCGTCGTGACGATCTAGCCGGCAACTTCGACCTGACCCTGTCGATCAGTACCGCCGAGGAAGACAACAACAAGGCCCAGGAACTGGCCTTCATGCTGCAGACCATGGGCAACAACATGGACCCTGCCATGAGCCAGATGATCCTCGGTGACATTGCCCGTCTGCGCAAGATGCCCGACCTGGCCGAGAAGATCGCCAGTTACCAGCCGCAGCCTGATCCCCTGGCTCAGCGTCAGCGTGAACTGGAACTGACCAAGCTCGAAGCCGAAGTAGCCGAGCTGAATGCCAAGGTCATGCTGGATCAAGCCAAGGCTCAGGAAGCCATGGCCCGCGCCAAGCAACTGAATAGTGAAGCCGACCTGAAAGATCTGGACTTTGTCGAACAAGAGTCGGGTGTCAAACAGGAACGTGAACTTCAGAAGCACGGAGCACAGGCTGAAGCCCAGGCCAAGCTGAAACTCCTGGATCATGAACTGGCTCGCGGGGATAAGCGTGAATAAGTACTGAATAAACTTATTGAAGGTGGTGCACAATAAGTTATTTTGTATTACCTTACGGAACTAACACTCCCTATTATCTATTTCAGCAATGGTAGAGAACCAATGAACCCCAGCAATATCGAAGTCATTGAGAAGAACATCAAGGAAGCCAAAGAGATTGTTGCCAAGGGCGCAGCTCTGGAGCGTCTGTATTCCAACAAGGACTTCAAGACCGTCATCAGCAAGGGCTATCTGGAACAAGAAGCGATTCGCCTGGTACATGCCAAAGCCAATCCGGGCATGCAAACCGGCTCGCTGCAACTGGACATCCTCAAGCAGATCGACGCCATCGGTGCACTGACAGCTTACTTCCGTGGTGTGGAGCATCAGGCATTCCTGGCTGCTAAAGCCATCGAAGACGACGAGGCCACCCGCGAAGAACTGCTGCAGGAAGGTAACGACGAATGAGCGAAGCCCTCGACCAAGAAGTCCCTGAAGATGCTCAGGAAACTCTGGAAGAGGGTACCGTTTCGGTACTCGATCTTCCCGACGATCAACTGCCCAGCTTCGATACCCGCCAATTCACTGCAGAGCCGGAAACCAAGCCGGATGTAGAAGAAGAAGCGGAGGAAGAAGAATCTGCTGCGGATAAGCAATCCCCGCTGGATGCAGAAGATACCGCTGCTGGTGAGGAAGGCGACGAGGATGGCGAGCCGGCGAAGGCGAAGCCTGAAGCCAAGGCGGAGCCAGCCGAGAAAGCCGACGAACCCACCAAGACTGTGGATTACGAGGCGGAATACAAGAAGCTGTTCGCCCCGTTCAAGGCCAACGGCAAAGAGATTCAGGTCACTTCGGTAGAAGACGCCATTGCCCTGATGCAGATGGGTGCGAACTACAACAAGAAGATGGCTGGGCTGAAGCCCAACTTGAAATTGCTCAAGCTCTTGGAGAACAATGGTCTCCTCGATGAAGCCAAACTGAGTTTCCTGATTGACCTGGATAAGAAAGATCCCAAGGCGATCGGCAAGCTGGTTAAAGACAGCGGACTCGATCCGCTGGATATGGATGTCGAGAAAGAAAGCGAATACAAGCCGAAGACTTACACTGTTGACGACCGTGAACTGGCGCTGGATGAAGTCATTGAAAAGATTCAAGACTCTCCGACCTATGCTCAGGTCATCGATGTAGTCAGCAATAAGTGGGACGGCCCAAGTAAGCGTGTGATTGCCGACACTCCCCAATTGCTCAGCGTGATCAACGACCACATGGCCAGTGGCGTTTATGGCGTGATCAGCAAAGAGATTGAACGTGAACGCATGCTTGGTCGCTTGAATGGTTTGTCGGATCTCCAGGCTTACCAGAAAGTGGGTGACGCTATCCAGGCACGCGGCGGCTTCGACCACCTGTTCAAGGAACAGAGTCCAGCCCCTGCCAAGACCGTGGTGACGCCTCCGGTGAAACAGGAAGACCCGGCACTCCGTGACAAAAGACGGGCTGCAAGCCCAACCAAGGCAACGGCTCCGGTCGCTGGCTCCAAGGTAATCAATCCGCTGGACCTCTCCGATGAAGAGTTTGCCAAGCTGGGTAATCCCAAATTCATGTAAGTAAGAGGTAATACGCAATGGGCATTCAGTACAACCAACCTGGTGTGACCCCGTCCTCGATGGGCAACCAGCTTCAGACCGAGTACTTCCAGAAAGAAGCGCTCATCGAAGCACGCAAGGAACAGTACTTCAGCCAGCTGGCTGACGTGACTTCCATGCCGAAAAACATGGGCAAGACCATCAAGCGCTACCACTACCTGCCGCTGCTGGACGACGCCAACCTCAACGACCAGGGCATCGACGCTGCCGGTGCGGTGATCAGTGCTTCCCAGTACTTCGTCACCCTGCCGCGTCTGGTCGAAACCTACGCTGTCGAAGCCGATGCCACTGCGGCTGCCGCTGCGGTCAACGCCATCGAAGGTAGCACCGCCGTCAAGACCGGTGCGTCTACCCCGTGGACCGTGACCTTCACCAAGACCGTGCTCAACGCTGCGACCCTGGCTCAGTCCGACGCCGTGATCGCTGCCGTCAAGGGTTCGGTGACCAAGCAGGGTTCGGGCAACCTGTACGGCTCGAGCAAGGACATCGGCACCATCTCCGGCAAGCTGCCGGCCCTGAGCGAAACCGGTGGCCGCGTCAACCGTGTGGGCTTCAAGCGCAAGGAACTGGAAGGTTCCATCGCCAAGTTTGGCTTCTTCGACGAGTACACCCAGGAGTCCATGGACTTCGACTCGGACGCCGACCTCGAACGCCACATCAACCGCGAGATGATCAACGGTGCCAACGAGATCACCGAGGACGCCCTGCAGATCGACCTGCTGACCTCGGCCGGTGTGATCAAGTATGCCGGTGCCGCTACCCAGAACAGCGAGCTGGAGGCCACCGACGAAGTCACCTACGGTGACCTGCTGCGCCTGTCGATCGACCTCGACAACAACCGCACGCCGAAGCACACCAAGGTGATCACCGGTACCCGCATGGTCGACACCAAGACCCTGCCGGCTGCCCGTGTGGCCTACATCGGTTCCGAGCTGCTGCCGACCCTGCACGGCATGGTGGATCTGCATGGCAACCCGGCCTTCATTCCGGTCCAGCAGTACGCTGCTGGCGGTACCGTGCTGAACGGTGAAGTCGGTTCGGTTGGCCACTTCCGCTTCGTCGTGGTTCCGGAAATGCTCAAGTGGGCCGGTGCCGGTGGCGATGCTTCCGGTTCGGCTACCCACTACGAAACCAACGATCGCTTCGACGTGTTCCCGATCCTGGTCGTGGGCTCCGAGTCCTTCACCACCATTGGTTTCCAGACCGATGGCAAGACCGTGAAGTTCAAGATCACCCACAAGAAACCGGGTGAAGCCACTGCGGATCGTACCGACCCGTATGGCGAAACCGGTTTCATGTCGATCAAGTGGTACTACGGTTTCATGGTTCTGCGTCCCGAGCGCATCGCCGTGATCAAGACCGTCGCCGCGCTCTAACCGGCACCTGGGACCCGGCTTCGGCCGGGTTC